GGTTTAATCGATTCATACGTTTATAATTACTCAGAGGACGCACCCCAAAAATTAAAATTTGAAGAGGTCATAATGCTTCAAACTACGGACGGAATGAATTTATTAAATCCAGTTTCGATAATTGATAGTTTAAAATTCCCTCTTTCAAACATACGCGCCCAATATAATAAACGAAACGTTCTTTTGGAAAATATGGGGGCGATCGGTATCCTATCAGCAAAGAAGTCCGACATTGGGGGTGCCTTGCCAGTTACTCCAGAAGAAAAAAGAAAGATCCAAAGAGATTGGTATAATCGTTCTAAGGATGAAGTATTGATAACAGAAACGGAACTTGAATGGCACCCAATGTCGTACCCTACTAAGGACTTAATGTTATTTGAGGAATTAACTGCTGACAAGTTAGCGGTTATTGATGCCTTCGGATTGAATTATTATGTATTCTCAAATGAAAACGGATCTACATTCTCAAATGTACGTGATGGAATTAGAATGGCCTATACAGATACAATCATTCCTGAATCAGATAAAATTTATGATAATCTTACAGAACAACTTGGACTGGATAAAGAAGGACTGAGATTAAAAGCACATTTCGACCATATTCCAGTACTTCAAAAAGATATGTTAGAAAGCAGTCAAGCATTAAATTCACGTGCTGAGGCATTGAATAAAATTATTTTATCTGGAGTTGTTTTAACTGAGGACGAAAAACGTGCTTTGTTAAATATTTAACGTCTGAAATAATTATTCCTTTTGTACGAGTGATACCATTTCTTGTACTTAATAGATGAATCGCTACCGTTATAAGCATCGCATCGCATTGTGTTATGTTTTGCGCATCCAGATAATATAATTAAAATAAATAATACTTTCATATTGTCAACTGTGTAAACATTGAACGTATAAACATACATAAACCAGCAAGGCAATCTGGAGCATCGTCATGTTTGTTTTTTCCTTCCTTTGAAAAGTTTTTAAGATTTTCAATAAATTGCTTATAGTGGAATGTTTCATCGTCCACAAAGATAAACGAATTATTTATCGTAGCGCTCTGCATTATTATTCTCGTGATTTTATTTTGAGTATTATGCACTTGAAGGATTTTTGCTTTTGTTAAATTCTGAATATTACGACTGAACATTGCACCCATTGAATTGGATTCAATCCTACAATATGAAACCTTCCATTTATCCAATTTCTCAGCACACAAAGGAATCGTAATATCTGTATTGTCTTGACTGAATAGATAGTCGACTATAAAAACTTTATTCTTTATTATTGCACAAATAGCCATAGCGGTATAATCTTTCCCTTGATCACTTACATCAATGTAGGCAATTGTACCCTCTATTTGGCTTTTAAGGGCTTCAAATTCATTTAAGTTGATTATGTTAAGATTAGAAAATAAACGTCCTTCACTATCGACTGGGTTCTGCATATACTCAGCGCTCCAAATATCTGGGTTAATTCTGTCTTTAATATCAAGATATTGATCTGTTGTCATTACATCTGAACAGAACGTTTCTTGCTCTTTGTTTAATGCTGGAACGACAATACTTTTATCATAACGATTCTTTTCTATGTTCTGGCCTATTACGTCATTAATTGACCACCTTGTCCCTATATCAATTTTACTACATTCACGTTCCAACCTACTATCATGTGTTGCCTCCTTCCATTGAATAATACGATCATTTTGGGTTTCGCTTAAAGCATCTTCAACACCTCTATATAAATCATCTGTTATAGCTAATTTTGTTGCTCCGAATCCTATAATTGTACCCCCTACTCCAGCACCAAAATAACCGACTTGCTTTGATTGATTTGTATTCCATCCTTGCAAATTTGCCTTATCGTCTGACAAAGTTACGGAAGGAAATATCAATTTGAATTTATCGGATCTAACTATATTCCTCACATCGTATGAAAATTTTAAATATAGAGTGGCGGTGCAAGTATTTCGCATTATTGATTCATTCGGATTCCTTCCCAATGTCCAAGCACAAAACAAAGACGTAATATAAGACTTTCCAGCCCTTGGTGGCATAGAAACATTTAATGATTTGATTTTGTTTTCCTCAACCTCTTGGAATGCTTCTGCAATCTCTTTTAAGAATAAACGTTTAGCAAAAAATTCATTGTCATAAAACAAACAGAAAAACCAAAATTCACGTTTCGATAATTCCCTTTTTAATAGTTCTTTTGCTTGTTGTTTATGTTCATTCATTATCTTTCAATAGGTCTTTTATTTCATCTGTACTTAGACTGGATAAATCTATTTCGGTATTTGTTTGTTCTATTTGTTGAACTGGCGCACCATATCCACTATCCATTAATGCACGATATGCTTGTACATCTCCTTCACGTGCCTTTTTAATCAATGCTAAGGTCATCAAATCTTCCTGAGACATATTTTCATTGTCGCCAGTCAAAGGGTTTTTTAAATTCTGGTTTACTTCAAGCCAATGTCTTGCTATCGTACTTCTGTTCTTTGATCCTTTCGGCCTTCCATTAGGATTTCCGCTTTCGCCTTTTTTAAATTGGTTTAGATCTTCGTTTTTTATTGCCATTATGCCTGTTTTTTGCCTGTTATATTATCCAACCATTGGATCTTAATCTGGTTTGCTATTTGTGCGGTCATTACGGGCGGTACACTCATTCCGATTAAATATTTAGGTTCTATTTTTTTAAAATTGTAGTCAATTGGATATGTGCCTATTAATTTTGTTTCTGTATTATTAAAATATCTTGGTTCATCAAATAAAGTATTTAAACCGGTTGTTGCTAATGTGTTTGCAACATTATTTTTATAAATATAGTTATGATTAAAATAAGAGTTTGGCCTGTTTGCTATTCTTCCCATTGTGCAAGAAAAATCTAAATCACCTTTTATTCTATTGTCCCAAACTTTCTTCATGTTTTCAGATAAATAATATTGATTTTCTTCTGTTTTTATTTCTCCAAATGGTATTGCTTTTTCATTAAATTCAAGTTTTAATTTCGGTAAATTAAATTCTTTTTTGTGTCCAATAAAAAATACTCTTTCGCGTTTTTGAGGCACGCCCATCGAAGCTGCATTTAAACAAAAAACTTGTACGTTATATCCTGCATCAGTCATTTTCTTAACAATATTTTTACTGTAAACTTTTGCATTTCCCTGAATAATACCTTTTACATTTTCAAGTAAAAATATTTTTGGTTGAAGTTTTATAATTGTATCACAATAAATAAATACCAAATCGTCAAGAGATTGTTTTGTTTGCCCTTCCCTGAATACTTTTTCCTTTCCCCATGCTTTTTCCCTACTTCCAGCCATTGAAAAAGTTGAGCAAGGCGGCGAACCATCTAAAATATCAAGATTATATAATTCAGTAGGTAAATTTTCAAGTTTGTTAAAATCTCGAATATCTAAATTATAAAGACGTTTTGGATTGTGGTTTGTTTTATAAATATCAGCAATTGGAGGATCTATTTCAACACCGCCCAAATGATTAAATCCTGCTAACTTATAACCCATTGTTGACCCACCACCACAAATAAAAGTTCCAAAAACATTGTATTCATTTTTTTGAATATTTGCACTTGGATAACCATCTGATAAATTCCATTTATATGGAAATACGTGTTTATTCATTTCCTAATAATTTATAAACCGCCTGTTCTGGAGTTGATGCAATTTTACTTAATTGATCACGTACTAAATTATAATCGTCTTCGCTGTATTTCAGTTTAATAATCATTTCATTTTCGTACAAATCAACGTCAATTTCTTTGTTTTTACCTGAGTAATCAACATCATTATCAATATATATAGGCAAATCAAGCCCCCATTCAAGTAATTCTTCGGAGTTCCATTCATTTGCTAATATATCCCAGTCCCATTCTCCACCGCTTACATTATCTTTTATTAAAAATTCGTTTTCTTGTTCTGGAGTAAGATTATCAGCAATTATAACTGGGACCTCTTTAATTCCAGCTTCAATACAAGCCTTAAATCGCATATTGCCTCCAAGTATTACCATGTCTTTATTCACAACAATAGGTCGTAAATTTAGCATTTCTGGAAAGTCAATAACCGACTGAACTAATCTTTTGAAATTAAAATCTTTGATTATTCTGGGATTTGACGGATTTACTTTTATTTCGTTTGTTTTTAGAATAACCATGAAAATAGGTATTTAAGTGAGAATATAAGAGTTATAACAAAAGTAACGATAGTTACCCTTATCAGTGAGTTTTTAAGTTCGTCAAGGTTTTTAAACCAGATCCGAATATCAAAGTGATTTACAAGTGGATTGATCACACAGATAGCACGATCAGCAAAGTATAAACCAATATAAATTGGTAATAAAATAAGTCCTAAAGTAATTTTTAAATATTTTTTCATTTTTTGTTTATGTTAAAACCCTCGGTTATTATTCCGAGGGCTTGATTAATATTAAAAAGGTAAATTGTCCTCTTCTGGAATATCACTCGCAACAATTTGTTCTGGTTCTTTTTTCTTTGGAGTTCCAAAATTACCAATGTAAACATTTTTTTCTTGACTGTCTTTCGGTTTTGCTAACTGTAATTGTGCGATCTTTCCGTATTGATCTGGCTCATCGTTAAACCATAGGTTCACGTTTACATAAATTTTCCCATTAGTCGCCTTGCTAAATGCTGGATGTCCTTCTTTTGCTTTTTCGTTTAGTTCTGACAAACAGATACTTCCGATAAATAGTTTATTTTCCATTGTTTTTATTTTTTGTAAATATAATAAAATTATTACTTTATAGCCAAAAAGTGAATAATAAAATAAGAATAACCGAAATGATCAAGGTAAACAGAAAACTTTTTTCATTGTATTTTCTTTGTCTGTGTTTAATCATTTGCCTATGTTCATCAAAGACTATCTTTTTTGTTTTTAAGGTCTTTAAATCGCTTCTTTTTACTATTCTCCTTTCCGTTCTGTTCATGGCCTTAGATTTTGTTTTCGATTTTTATTGCTTTTATAATTTCTTTGTGAGTTAAAAAGGTTTCATCCTCTCCGACGTATTGGATCGATATCCTTCCAGTTTCTGAATTGATTGATGAAAATAAACAGTATTCAATATTTTCGCAATATCCTTTTGTTCCTAATTCCGCTTTTTCTACAATTTTACCTTCTGGAGTCTTATCAATGCATAAAGGAAAATCAATATAATTTTCTCTTTTTGATGCTTTTTCTTCCCATTCTTTTACGTAATCTTCTATTTCTTTTTTCATCTTAAAAAATTATTTTAATTATGTCCAGCGCCAGATTTTCTGCATCCGTTATTATTTCTTCTTCTTTTTCTTGTAAGTTATTCCAATACTTTGAAAATTGGTAATGCGTGGATTCGTGAAATATCAATCCAAAGTTTTCACTCATGTTTTTTGTGAATGCTGAGGAATTTATAAATATATAATGTTTGTCATAAAGATATTTTCCTTTTTCTTTTGGATCTGGATAAAGGTTTTGGAATCCATCGAAATAGGTACCGCCTTGTGCTATCCTTTCAATGCACCCTTGTCGAGTTAGTCCATGCAATTCATCAACTTCAAAATAATCAAATAAGGCCAGCGCTGATGTTCCAACTAATAAAGTTAAATCCATACGGACCAATTTTGCTATCGTTATTTTATGCTCCATTTTATAGGATTTTAAACATTATTTTATTATAGTACTCAGTTGCATATTGTCGAGCAATTTTTGCCTTTTCAATTATTTGCTTTTCTATTTCAAGATCACGTTCATAAGTGATAGTAGTTATTCTCAAAGCTGGATCAAGATTTTCCATGTTATGTAAATCAAAAGGTTCGTACCCTCTGAGTTCATCTGGAGTAGTCATTAAACAATATGTAACCTCAGCACTATCACAACCAGTTAACATCATATAACCTCTCATTTGATATTCATAAGCAACGTTGTGAGCATCACTTTGGAAGATTGGAAACGTATTTTTTGACCAACTGCATTTTATGTCAATTATTTTGTTTCCATGAATAATGTCTGGGGTTCCACAAATGAAATCATTTTCATAAAAATTTTTGTTTTTACTGTATTTTTCTCCATTGAAATCTGCAAGGAATTTAATCGCTTTATCTTCCATCTGGTTTCCCTTGTTTACATACTTATTATCAAGTACATTAACATAGCCATAAACAAGTTGTTTAATCGTTTGCTCTACGGATGAAATTCCAGTCTGTGAAAGAGTAACTGGTGCATCACGTTTTGCGATTAATTCGTCCCTTGTTTCTGCTTGTTTATCAGTTAATTTGATTTTCATTAACAAATAATTCAGGTTTTTTTCTTGTACGTTTGTCAATCCTACTTTGCCATTTGCAATGTCGCTCAAAGATGAACAACGAAATTTTAAATTTTCCATTTTTTCCAATATTTTAAATTTGAACTGAATCAATCAACATTTGTTTTTGCTCCTCTGTTGCTGAGTATTTAGTTCCGATTAAGGATAAAACTTTTTCAGCTAAATTTTCATTAATTGCATGAACTACATTTTCGTTCGTTAATGCTGTAATTTTTGGAATTGTTACCGTTGCTTTTTTAGGTTCTTCTTTTCCATGTGTGTTTGTTGAATCAGAATCTTTTGTGTCGTCAATTAAAAACAAGGCATTCAACGCGTATTTTC